CACCAGTGCCGTCAGTGCTGTATATGTATGCGGCACCTTTGTTGCTGTTGCCACTCCGTGCCCCTGCCACAAACTTACTGGGACCTGTGGGTGTGGGTGCTACAGGTGGATCTAGTCTGACACCACCTGTGATATTTACGCCTTGAATTTTCATAGTTATTATCCTTTTATATTATGCTGGCAATACAGCCATGTTTGCTATAAAATCCACATAAGCTCGACCGTGATCGTATGCTTTCACACTTTCAGTGATGTCCTGTGCCTGGCTAACACAGCCTTTGACTGTTTTCATTTCAAACACACTAAGCTCAGTTTCTTCTGAAATCTTTGATCCGCATGTTTTAAGGAATGAACTCAGTTGCTTATCTTCACAACACTGTGATAACTGGTTTACATATGAGCCTAGTTGTGCATGTGGCGTGTCATATTCAATTAAATCTTCAGACACCATGTTCTTCAAATTTCTGAATGACTCAGTAGCAATAGCTGACTCAATGTGACTCTCATAAGCGGCTTGGCGACCCATGGCTCTGTGAATACTTTCCATGGCGGCGCTTACACGGTCATCATAGTGAGTTTCTGTAAAGGCACTACGGAACTCTTCTTCCTCTCCCAGCATTTCTGACTGGCTACGGTTAACAATGTTCTCTGACTCTGACGCATAAGTTTTTGCTCTGGCAAGTCTCTCAAATGTCTCACGAATCTGGCTTACGTTAGTAACTGCCATGTCAACATAATTTACATTGGACTCTGACACTAATTTGTTACGACGAACATATCCCACAAACTCTCTGAGTTCACGATGCTCAGTAGCCATCTGCTGTATAGCATTGCCCACAGAGTCATAAACCTCGCCGCCTTCCTGAATATGTCTAGCCATGGCTCTGGCTGCTCTGAGATTGTTTTCGTTCATCTTAAATGATTCACCACCTCGTCTGATATGAATGCTTTCAATATTTCTGCTACGGGCACCACGACTTTCTTCATTCACTGGCTTGGAGTGCCTAACTACTAATTTTACATTCTCCAGAGTCTGATAACTTGACTTGGAGGTGCCAGTCATGGTTCCAAATCCTTCCATTACGTCATTCACTTCTTGCTCCTTACTAGCGGCTATGTCGTTTTGTTCGCCCTTGGGCGTAACTTTCTTCTCAAATCTGCGATAATCAAAGTTTAAGAGGTTGTCTGATGACAGATTTTTCAGCATAGTTCTGGTGACATCATCGTCTACGTCTGATGAGGTTTTAAGCTGAATAGTCTGAGTATCTTGGTCATAACGCACCAGTATATTGGGATCTGGCACGGCAAATCTTGTAGCTTCACTAGCGTCCAGGGTAAGGTTGCCCTCACGATCATAACTCTTGACCATGAAGCCTTGTCCCTTGAGAATGTTAAATATTTTTTCGCCCACCAGCGTTGCGTCTATCATGTATGTATTTATCTGATCATGACTTTGCTAACATATAGAAATGCAAAATTTCTGCAAGCTCCTGGTGTCCTTCAACTCCTGGATGGTTAGAAGATGGGGCGGTGGAAATTTGTCCATTGTCTGCTTTTAAAGTTTCCAGTGAACCATATAAACTTTCCAGCATAGTTTGATTTATCCATGAGCACGATTTGTTTATAAGATCTTTTAAATGCATAAAATCAGGGTCAGTTCTATCAAAAGGATTAACCAGACACCACATATGATATTCTACATCAAAGGAGGTCATGATCTGATTTATAGCCATGCAATCACTAACAAAATTATATATTCCTTCAAGATTAGTAAATGTTGAAAGCCTTGACATGTTTCTTTCTTGAGCAATTTCTTGATCTTCGCCTTTCTGTTTACAAACATCAACTTTACATCTAGTCCAAAAATCATTTTCCTGATCATAATATTCATATCGGCCAGGTTCAGTTAATTGAATTACTGCTCTGGTTCGGTCCAGGGTTTGCCTGTCCTGAGCTGACAGCCAGTCCAGAGTAGTTCTTATGATCCTCTGATTTGATCCGCATCCCATGCCTAAGTTTACAACATCATGACATCCTAATAGATTACCTAAATGATGTGGCCATAGTAATTGTTCTCTCACGGCTGAATTTTCCTTGCCTGTAAAACCGTTAGCAGTCATAAAATCTTTGGCATCATAGCCTATTATGTCCCCCAAAGGTATGCCAGCAACAAACATAAACCAGGGTTCTAATGCACCGCCCCAGGTAAAACTACATCCATTTGCAAAAAGTATATCTTTCTTCATTAGAACATCACCGGTAAAGGTTCATCTTCGACATCTGTGTTCATCTTGATGCCTTTATGCATTACATTGTATACTTCTTCCTCAAACGTACCGATGTAGTCCATCATGCGAATGTTTAGTAGCAGACTCATTACTAGATCGTCGTGCTCGCCTATCTTTGCGGCAAAACTGTTGCCCTTGGCAATAAAGTTTTTGAGCTCTGATATCAGTTGTTTGCTGTGTACATCAATCATCTTCTCTTCTATCATGCGCTTGAGCATCACACAAGATTCGTTCTTGGTGCGTTGGGTAGTAGTAAAGCCACGACGTCTGGCTGTGCCTCTGCGTTTGGGCTCTGTTAAAAACTGTCCAGCAAAGTTTTCCTCGCCCGTGTCACGAATAGTAACCAGTGCGGCTTCGCCTATGGTGTTGTTCTCTACGCTCCAGTAGATCTGATATACCCCTTCTTCTCTGAGGTAGTTCATGATGTCTCGCATGGTACGAACCTGTCCCTCTATGGGTGTCTGGTTGTGTTGCCACTCTGCTATCTGAGTAAGTGTGTTTACTTCCATGACCTGTATTGCCGCATAGTCGCCACCTGTGCCAGCACTGGGATCCAAACTCACGCTATACATAGCAGTGGGGTTGGGCTTACGATACCAGCGTACTTGTCCAGTTTTCTGCACAGGCTCTGTGCCTTCCATCTCTGCGAGTTTGATGGAGTTTATGAGCGTCTCTTCAAAGATCAGGAACTCACAGTTGTGTTCTCGTCTGAATCGTTCTTCGCCAATGCTAGCACGTTCTGTATCAGCCCATTCAGCATTTCTGTCTGGGTGCTCGTCCCAGGTTGCTAGCAAGGGTCTGAATCCGTTGACGCCCACGTCTTTGGGGTTGCCGTATTCGTCCTGCATCTTGTTGGCGGCTTTCCAAATTAACGCAAACTGATCATCGTCTGAGTTAGGTGTTGATGTAATAATAGCCTTACCACCAGTTGCTAGTGTGGGTGACAGTGAAGTCCAAAACTCTTTGGCAATGGTATTTCTGACAAACGCAAACTCATCCAGGTACACAAGTGTTATGGACATACCTCGTCCTGTGGTCTCTGTGGTTGTGCTACTTACAATTCTGCTACCATTGTCAAAACTTATACTGCCTTTGTTGTATTCTGTGGCGCCTGCTCTGATATGATCAGGACAGTTCTCATAGGCATATCTCACACGTTGCATAATCTCTGACGCATTGGCGCCTTTGTTTGATGCTACTAGTATGGTTGAGTCAGGCTTGAACATAGCGTACCACAACAAGTATCCGGCGGCTACAGTAGTCTTACCCATCTGTCTGCCCAGCATGTTGATACTATATCTGTATTTGTTATAGTTTTCTATGAGTGCCAACTGATAGGGAAAAGGCTTAAACTGCATGGATCCTTTTATGGGGTGTTGTATCCACATAAAGTTTTCCATGAAGTATAGTGCACCGTCCAGTGGATCACAGCACTTCTGAAACTCTCTGAGAGTTGTGCTATCATACTCAAACTGCGAGAATGGTTGTTTTACTAAACTAGTGTCTGCTGTGCCTTTGGCTGCCATGTAATTATTTAGTGATAAAAAATGCCCCTGCAGGGGCATTCAGGATGTTGTGGATTTACTTCATTAACTTCTGAAGTATGCTCTTCATGGCTACTATTTGAAATTAAATGGTTGTGTATGCACACCATGTTTCTGCATTAAATTAGCAAGAGATTTATCCATAGCCACAATCATGGCCCGAATATCCTCTACTGAGCGTTGACCAGATCGCTCATTGTACATAGCAAGTGGATGCCAAGGTTCGTTAGCCATTCGATATTCCCAAGAATCTTGTTCTTTGGTCAATGGCACACCGTCTATTACTTTTACTGGCGCACCCAATTTACCAGCCAATTGTTGCAAAAACTTTTCTTTGTTTTCTTGGCTGTATGTATGAAGCTGTCTATAATGCTCATCGCTATATTTTCTGGCAAATCCCAATTCCCTGAATGCCGCATGAAGTTGTTCATACTCAGGCGTGTGGGGCTCAGGATATTTTTTAGCTTCTGCTAAAGCTGATTCCATGATATTAATCAGTTTACGCATGTTATTTTCCATTATTCCTTTCCTCTAGTCTGTTGTTGTATACTAGGATGTTGTGAATTTACTTCATTAACTTCTGAAGTATGCTCTTCATGGCTTCGTGTTCTTTCTCGTCGAACTCGATATCCTTGGCAACATGACGTCCTTCTTTCTCGTCGTGATCATCGTCTTCAGCATCATGTCCATCGTCGTACTCCATGTCATGTGCTACTTCGCGTCCAGCCTTCTCAGCGTGGTCATCACGTTCAGTGTCATCTTCTTCGCTTACCAGACCAGCCATGCGCATCATCTCAGCCATCTCGTCCAGCTCTGCTTCGTCCAGGACTGCCTCGTCAGTTTCTTCTTCTTCGCCTACCATGTAATCTTCGTAGCCGTTTACGCCTTCGTTGTCCAGCACTGGTGGTGATTTCTGGGGCATACTTGAAGTTGACGCAGTTTGGTTTTCGTTCATCATGGCGTCTAACTTCTGGCGCAGTGAACCTGCCAACTGATTAAAACTCTCGTCAGTCTTTTCTTTTTCTTTGTGCTCTTCCTTACAGGTCTTGCACATCTCTTTGAGCTTGGCTTGATCACAGTCAGGATACTTTTTGCAAATCTCTGACACACTCATGCCGTCTTTACAGCACTTCATGACTTCAGCTTTGCTAGGCATTTTCTCATCAGCTTCAGTAACTTTAGTAGATCCCATTACTGTATGGCCTTTGGGTAGCTTGGCTTTAACTTGCTTACTGGCGGCAGTGGGGTTCACAGCCGTGACAGTTTTAGTATACTCTTTTCCATCTGCGTCTTTACACTTAACGCTTTGCTTGGAAGGTTCTGATTTGGGACCAGGATGGGCCTCGTCTACCTTCTTGCCTTTAGCAAGATCGTTTGGACCTTCGCCGTCTTCTGCATAATCAGGAATACCATTCTTATTTGTGTCTGGTTTTTTCTTCTCTGTCATGGCAGATTCCATGAGGTTGATAAGTTTTTTGTTTAATTCGATATCGTTCATAATATTATTCCTTAGGGGCTACCTGCTTTCATTGTGGAACTAGCTCTGCTTGCGCTCTGACTAACTGTATCCACTTGCTTACCATTCTCAACACCTTTACCCATGTTGACACCCATGTTGAGCTCGTCCCAAGTTGGCTTGAGGGCGTCTCCCATGATTTCATCTTTGCTGGGATAGTGGCGGAAATAATCTGCGCCTTTTTCTGCTTTAATTGCTTGGAGTGTCTCCAGGAACTTCTTGTTGTATGTCTCACCATACCAGGTATTCTTAACATCCTGGCCTTCAACCCAACTAGCATTTTGTACTTTGTAGTGTTCCTGATCTTCTGTAGACATTTCTGAGTCTTCTGCCACAGCATAACGCTCAACATCGTTCTGATGTCTGTCAGCCGCAATATCTGCTTCCAATCTGCGAGGCTCTTTGATGTCATAGCATAGTACACGCTCATGAGGTAAACCCATGTTAGTAGCAATCCATACTTCTAAAACTCTGGGCTGACAAGGATACTTTAATACGATGTCAGTACTACTTACTTCTGAAATAAACTCTACGTGCTTGGAACGAGTAAACTCTATGGGATTCTCTTCCAGAGGACGTACATTCCAGGGAGCAATGCTTTCGGGATTGTACTTGCTTAAACATCTTTCGAGTTGCTCCATCTGAGCATCACCACAATCGTGCGCTATCTTTACACGGTAGTAATACTCTTTGAGAAAACTCTCAGATAAAAAACTTTTTAGTTCCATTGGTAACTCCAATCATTTGTAAGACTATTTATCTTCCTTTGTATTTATTTGATCTAAAAATATATTTTTTAATGTTGAAGGGCTCTTGGTGATGAGAAAATTTTGCATCAGAATCTGAACTGGAATTTAAATAAAAGTCATCATTATAATAGATGTTATAATTGTTATTGTAATAACTTTCTGCTAAATCCATGTCTAATTTACTAGCAATACCATGTGATATCTGGGCGGCTATAAATTTATGTCCTTGCTCTGACGGTTCATTTTTGTTATCGTTGCTTAAAAATTTGTTAGTATTACTAGGCGGCATCTTATCATGAAAATCTGAGACTTTGGTGTACTTAGACAGATCATAAGGCAACGGTAAAGATAAGTTACTCTTTTGGGTAAAATATAAAATATCTACTAATGTAGACCTATCAAAATTATTCAGCAGAAACTTATCTTGTATTTCCAGAGGCAAATCCATATACCTATAATCTACATGTGATGTAGTAAAGAAATAAGTAACGTTATGTTCTTCTAATAGTTTGTATAATTCTATAATTGCATTTCTAGAAATTGCACCAGGAATACCCACTGGTTCATGATAGTAAGCAGATATTTTATGAATGTCAGTGAAAGTTATTAATAAAACATCTGTATCTTCTCTGAAGGGTATCCGATCCGCTGTTATAACATTTCCAGGAACCATAAATTTGTCGTCATAAATTTTTATGTTTTTCAAATATTTTTTTACCTGACAAAATATGTCGAAATTACTACAACCTGGCATAGACATATCATCAAAAAGTATACCTAAATTTTGACTTATCAATTCACCATATGTAAAACACGTATTACGAATTGTGTTGCAAAAGGATGATCCACATGTGATTAGTCTGCTATGTTTTTTAATCTTTTGGGAATTCATCGCCACCTAGCATTTTAAGAAGTTCGTTTCTGTCATATACATTGGGCTGAATTTCTTGCGCATCGCCACCTTTGGCAGTGTCTTTGCGATGATCTAGGTTTGCTTTCTTGATCATCATGTCTACTTGTTTTAATTTGCGGTTAACCTTTGAGTCTCTGGCGTCCAATGCTACTTTAAGCATCTGAGTAGCACTGCCAAACACTGGTCCTGCTGCCATGTCAGTGAGGTTCATGCCCAAACTCATGAGTTGGTCAAAGTTGTCCAGGGCTTTTTGTGCTATCTCATCCATTTCGCCGTCATGCTCTTCCATGCCACGAACTTCTGCTAAGGCACTATTGATACGATTTGATATCTCCATGGCTTCCGTAATTTCCATGATCTCAGTTTCAGCATTTACTTCCACCATGTCATCATCAAAGTCAGGTTCCACAAGTTCAGTCTCTGACTCGTCGTCAACTGGGCCGATGTTAAATAATTCTTCCAATTTTTTTGTCATGTTATCCCTCTGTGAGTATCTGAGGCGGGGGCTTGGGTTTCTTGCTGGATATTCCGTCTATCACTGGGATCTTGTATGAGCCTGGCTCAATGTCTTCCAGTCCTTTGAGACGAAGTTTGCCTTTATAGGCGAAGTTATACATAGGATCGGTCTTCTTGAGAATACAGTCGTCGCCTTCAGAAGGTTTAGCTCCAGGTATATCAGATTGTGTTATATTAAATGAGGCCATGACACTATTTATTTACGGCGCTTGGGAGTTATGCGCTTCTTGGCTTTGCGAGGTGCTTTCTTCTTCTTTTTAGCCATGAAGATATGCTCTTCGTTAACTACTCTAAAGAATATACCCTTGCGCTTACACCATTCCTGTGCAGCTTCCCACTTGGCACTGTTAAGGACTACCTGTTGTTTCTCTTTGGTGCTACGAGCACTCTCAAATGTGCTCTGACCTGAGGGTTTAATCTCTATGAGCTCAACATGCTCTTTGCCGTCGTTGTCAATGTACTGTATTAAGAAGTCTGGGTAGTATTTGTGCCAGCGATTGTCCAGTGGAGAGCGGTAGGGTATTTCCACGCACTCTGAGCCCCAGCGTGTGATGTTTTCATTCTCATCACACATTCTACAAAAGGTGTTTTCCCAACTGCTTCTGAATATGGGTGCTTTGTTACCCACATATTTTTCTGAGTTCTGCACCTGATACTTGCCCTTGTGAAATCTCATGGCTTAATAAATGGTGCTTGACGACTCTGCTGATTATTGATTGGTACAGTAAGTCCCACACGATTTCCTGCAGGACGCAGAGCATTCATGGCATGGTAACTGTCTACAGCAAGTGTGAGTTGTGCCTGATTATCATCAAAATATTGTAGCGGATTTATGCCTTGTTGTTTAGCTACCTTAATTAACACGCTGCCCATGGCTCTGGCTGCAGGTTCTGCATAACCTATGCTCACAAGCTTTGTGTATACTTGATCTAGCATTACTGGATCCACGGTTTCGCCAGGTATTAAAAAACTTTGTAGTATAAAAGCACTTGCCTCTGGCAAAGGAAAATTTACAGTAGAATTTTTAAGAAAGTTTAAAAGCTTATCCTGCGTAACTCCGTATTTAATCTCATTACCAAATGTATCATATATATTTGCACTTGTTCTAGCCATGTTATTCCTCTGGAGCCTGAGGGAGATTTTCTACTTGCACATTAGGATCTTCCACTATGGGAGGACGTCTGTCAGGCCTATTGTTTTGATTGATGATTCCAGCTGCACCATCAAACACCGCAGTTAGTGCAGCATCCTTGATATCAGCTCCATTTATTGCTGCGCTTAATGCTTTGTCAGCCACATCCCCTAAAAATTCTCCAAATAAATTTTTAGAAAAACTTGTACCACCAGATTGTGGAGTTTCGGTGCCATAGGTAGTAAAAAGCTCTTTAGAGCCAGGGCCCATGAAATCATCGGGTCCTGAACTTATGGTAGGTTGAAATGTTCTGTTTCTGGGATCATTTTTATTACCCAAAAATTCGTAATCTCTGAGTGTGCTTGCAGCAATACTACCTGACTGGTCATCTCTAAAATTGTTAACAGTTGAACTTAGGCCTGAAACATCTTCAAATCTAGCTAAATCTACATCAGTAAGATTAAAATTTACCTGGTCATAGGTTGTAAAGGATTCATACTGAAAAGTCATTGTAAACTCCATTACGTCATTACTGGCATAATCTATGGGAGTATGAGTAAAACCAGTCATGACCGGATTTATTAAACTATACTGTACTCCTTTTTGCGCATGGTATAACACATAGTCTATACGCTCAAAAAAGTTTGGGTTTAAATTTGGATTATATCCGTAATTATTACTATCAAATGGACCACCAGCTCCATATTGTGACCCTATGAAATCTGCCCCGCCATCGCTGGTGTTTATACTATTAATATCACGATTTCCTTGATCTCCTTTGTTACGAGGATTCATGTAATGGTAAGCAAAATACTTCATGATAATTTGCAACCAAGCGTTACTGGCTGTATCAACAACTCTGATTGTTACTGGCTGATATTCCACGCCAGTGTTAACAATCTTCTTCTTGTTATACTCGTTCATGGTCTGAGTCTTAAACTCAATCTGCGGCATATCAGCCGTTCGAACTAAACTGCTCATGCGAACTCTGAGTTCGTCGTTGTTTACTTCGTCAAAGAAAGGATTGCCAAACAAGTCACGGTCAAGCACAAAGCTGACATAACCACCAAAATTCTGTCTGGGAGGATCCTGTGAGGGATTGTAATGATAAGCATTGCGGAAGTCCCGCCAATAAAACTCTCTGTCGCCTAAAACACTCCAAATGTTTTTAAAGGGGGAATCCGCCATGTCATACCATTACCGTCTAATTAAGCCTGAATACCAGGTTCATTAAGTGTTGATGGATCTGGGAATGGATTACCGCCTGTCAATCTACCATTGATGTCATTGTCACCCTGATAGTGTGTACAGTTATCAAAACGTACTGTCATGGTAATCTGGACTGGATCGTTTACACTGTAATCGTTTTGTCCATATGCTACGTTCTGAAGGAAGCAACCTTCCAGATAAAATACTTCAGTTGGACCAGCATTGGTGCCGTCCATGGTTTCCACTTGCATATCAAACTTGTAATCATTACCAGCGGCTGGTGTAGTCTGCTGGAAGAAGTTAACCTGACGTTGCAACTGTGCGCCAACCAATCTAGATGTAGCGTTTGTGATGTCATCACGAACTACTAGATCAATTGTGGACCACTCGTGCTTGCCATGAATGTAACTCTTACTGTTGTATGAATCCACAATTACTTCTGGAAACGCTACTGAGGGTCTGGTTACACTCTGAACGTTTTGCGTGAGTGTTCTTGACTGAGGCTCTCCGCCGAAACCTGCCAACATAGTAACGCGGAAGCGATACTGTAGCTTAGGCATAAGGATACCGTTACCTTGGTTACCAGCAAGTGGAACACCAAACTTGTCACGGGTTTCAACTGTATTAATATTTGCCATTTTTCTATCTCCTACTGGATAATTCGTTCTATGTCGTTATTTATCTAAATGGGCATAAAAATATTATATGCTGTGTTTATTTCAGCCATAAAAAAGGGGGCTAAAAAGCCCCCAGTGTGATATATTACTATATCAGTTACTACCAGTCTCGCCCAGTGTGTTCTGGATTCTGATTGGAACGTAGATGAACTCGATAGACTTAACAGGCTGTATAGCAATGTCAACCCATAGTTCGTTACGATCAATACGATCTGGTGTGTTGTTGGAGCTATCACATACTGTCAGGAAGTCAAACAAACCTCTGGACGTCACTAATTGTCCCAGGAATCTGTCAACTGTGGTCTTAGCGTTCTGACGTGTGATATCATCGTTTGGCTCAAACAAGAACGGGCGCATTGCCTCATCCAGTCTGTCACGGATATAGTTAACCAAACGTGCAACGTTTACACGATCCAAAGCACTGGCTACTGGGTTGAGTGTTTTTTGTCCAAACACTACAATACCTCGGCCAGTAAATGTGCCAATTGGATTGATCTTGTTGATGTACAGATTGTCACGCTGGCCTTGGCTCAGTGCTACAGGTTTGTACTCTGAAGTTTCAGCATCCAGATAACCAACGCTTGTTGCGTTGCTTACCAAACCACGCTGATAGCCTGCTGGCGCAAACCAAGGATAAGCCACCTGGTCGTTGTAAGCCATGGTTCTGAGAATCATGTGGCTCGGTGGCACCATGATGTCTGTGCCGTCTAGACCTGAAGTTAACGCGCTTGGGTAGTACACAGCGGCGTATGGGTTAGCTACTGTTAATCCTTCCTCGCCATTTGCTGCGGCATTGTTTGCGTTAGTAGCCCACTCTGTGATGCTAGTGTTGTCTGCTGCCAGACGCATTGGTGTATCACCAACTACAAATGCAGTCTCTTTGCGGTCTACGTTTAAGCTAACCATTTCGTCCATCATTTCTGTATAGTTAGGACAGCCGATTAGATTAAATCTCAAGCCTTCATTGCGGATATCTTCGTTAGCATTTACTGCTGCCTGCATAGCCTCGACAACCATTGAACGTTGTGCGTGACGTAACATGTTGGGTGAACCATCTGCCTGAAGACCGCTCACTGTTCTCCAACGTCCCTCACTCTCATCCCACTGACGGATTGTGCCGCCACTGGCAATCATATTCCAAGCAAGAATTCCCACATATGGGCTAGTTGAAGCTGGGTATAACAGGGGATTTGGAGCGTCGCTAAACAATGGAGATGCATCAGTAGCTCTAAAATCACCATAAACTATACCGGTGGATGTTTCTTGATCAGCATTATCAAGCAATACCCAAGCACCACTTAACCAACGATAAACTTGTGGGTACAAATCTAAATTATCAGTGCTAATCCAAACATCACCGTTTAACAATGGAGTGCCATCAGTTCGTGATGTTGGAGCTAATACTGCAATTTGCTTATCGCCTGAGAATGTTGCCCAAGCTGTTCCTGTGTTAATCAACAAATCTAAATTAGTTGTACTAATTACATTGTCGTACCACAAAGTTTTGTCAGCAATATCGCCCAATGGCGCATTAGGTTCACTAACGTAGCTAAGTGGCTGCCATTCTGAGTAGCCTGGTGTTGAATTAGGTTGACCAAATGTACCAAATTCCAAACCTAAAACCGCAGGTGACCATCCAGCAATACTTCCCTGGAAGAACTTAACCGCAAAGCCATCAGCCTGAGTAAACTTGATCTGATTACCGTTTACAATCTCAGCTCTGAGCTTGTCACGCAAGTTGATGTTAGTTGCTCCTGATATACTATTATTGATGTCAGACACCGCATCACTAAGGCTAGCAAAACCATCGTTGTTAGCATCTGAAGTAAAGTATACAGGAATGTATCCGTTGGGATCGAACACACCACTGTCGTTGATAGAAATCCACATTGCTGCTGTGCCAGCATTGTTAATATGGTTAGTTAAATCAAACAAAGGATCAGTTGTTGGAATTACAGAACTGTAAAAAATGTTTACATTTGTACCCAAATCACTATCCCAACGGCGAAGTTGGATACGTGCTTCAGGAGTCTCATCATAATCAGCCCATAAATCACCGTCAACTGGGCCACCCTGTTGGTTGTAATATGCCCAAGCTGCGCTGCTGTACTGAGACCCGATTATGTCGTCAGACAACCACTCACCAGTTGCGGAACTGTACACCTTAATATCAATTGTGGTGCCTTGATTGGGTGTACTTGTTTGCAAATATATATCATTGGTTTGCAATGGTGATCCATCGGGTCTATTGCCTGATGGTATGTTTAGGTGTGTGCCAATCATTAATCGATTACTTGTTGCAGTATTCCAAGTAGCTTCGCCTATGACAAACCAGGCTCCTGATCGTCTTTCACAGATGTTAATTACATCTCGTGTTGTTCCGTCAGTGTTGTAGTAAATTACACCGATATCAAAATCTACACCATATGCTGTTGTGGGTACGCCATCTGCAGTTATATCTGCCACAGGTACCTCAGTGGTTTCAATGAATGTCCACGCACCGTTTACATAGCGCTTAACACCCCAGGTTGTTTTTCCTGTGTCTAACCAGTATTGACCATCTTCAGGTGCTTCTGTAGGTGGTGTCGCACTTGGCTCTAGTTTAGCTAAATCAATGTCAGCTCTAAGAACATATGCCTGATTAGCAAAGCCTAAATAACTTCTGGCTGCTTCCAGACCATACTCGTTTAGCTCGTAACCATGTAGCGGAGTTCCGCCAGTGGTGTAAAATGTTGGGTTTCCATAATTAATAAGTAATTCGCGCTGACTAGAGATATTATATACTTTACCAGCATTCTCAGGCTTAGTGTATTCTGCAATACCTGTGCCATCTGATGAGGTCTTATTAGCCGCTGTTGCTACAATAATAAGCGGAATAGTGCCTGCACCTACGCTGGCGTAAAAACTTTCGTCAGTTACGCTAATACTTACACCCGGGGATACTAATGTTGCCATAATAACTCTCCTTGAATAAGTTAGCAATATTTATCCGATATTGCCCAGAACATGCCTAATTAGAATACCTAACAGAAAGAATTACTCAGAAAGGATAAATAGGCTCAGGCAGTTTTTAGCTCTTTAGCTTTGATTTGCTCTAGAATACTGAGTGTTTTAGATTCTAATTGAGCCATGGTGCCGGTGTTACGAATAATATACTGTACTGGGTATCCTGCCCAGTCCCATTCAGACTGATGAACATCACGATGTCTGGATTGCATAATACGCTTGCTTACTACATTGCCGCCGTTGGCTTCCACTGCTGTCTCGTACCAATCTGGAAGCTCGCCTCTCTGGACCCAAATAATAGAGCCACACAGATGTTTAATAAGATCGAGTTCGTTGGTAAATCTAGCATCAGTAATAACCACAGTGTCTGACTTAACTACCTTGCGCATACGATATTCCAGACTTTTAATCCAGATGTCAGTGTGGAAATGATTTCTGAGTACATCAGTGCCCATGAGTTGTAGGGCTAGTCTGGGAGTAAAGTTGTCTATGCCAGTGTTGCGAGTCCAAAAGATGTCGGGCGTTTCACGAAACTCTCTGCTCTCTATGGTATCGCCTTCTAAAAGTTTACGCTCCCAGCCAAATATACTGGCGCATACGTCTTTGAGTGGTGCGGCGAAACTGTCTCGCCTCCCCTGTGTTTGATTTGTTATGATGTTGCCTACAGTGTCCTTGCCTGAGCCTATGTGACCCACGATACCTATGATCATTTATTATTGCCTTTGTGTAGTTGTTGTGTGTTGCCCTTGGGCGATTCGACATTTACAGGCGCCGCTCCATTGTTCTTTGCGGGTTTAGTCTTCTTATATCCATTGCCCCATTCACGACCCTCAATGCCTTTGATCTCACTTGCGAATGTTTCATGTATTTGGCTTGCTTTCATATAATTATCCGATAATAAAGTCAAGGGGGCGTGAGCCTTCTTCATACAGGAAGATGCCTTGCTTGAGCTTTTCCATTTCATCATAGCCTTCTTGCTTTAAGGCTTCGCCGTCTAACTGTATAGCACCGCCTGGTCCAGGCAATCCTGTGGTATATTTTGCTCTGGCTGTACCCAAGGTAACTTTAGCCGCGGCTAGTGTCCAGTTAGCAAGCCAGTCTGAACTATATATATCTCTTAACAGTGTGGCTTCGGGAATAAAGTTTTCCACAGCGGCCAAGACTTCTTCGTCTGCGGCTATGTTATGTAATATAGTAAGTTGCTTTGATACTCTGTCCCAGAGCCAATCATATTCTCTACACATCACATACTCTGCTGTTTCCTGATACATGGCTATGGCGTTGATCTGACTCATTATGCCACCACCAGCACCGCCACCACCTCCTGGTGGATATACACCATACACAGGATCAAATATGATGCCACCGTTGTCGTAAAGTCCACCACCTATGCCTGTTCTGCGCCATAGTCTGGTGACTACCATTACTTCGTCAGGCAGGGTATATTTTACTACATTGTCCTTACACTGGAGATGAATATAACTTTTTTGTACAGCACCTGAACTAAGTCTACGATACATTGACATAGCATTATCGATAGCCATGTCGTAATGTTCTCGATCCAGTTCTACGTCCACCATACCATCACCCAGCCTAAGGCGAGTGTAATTTATTAATTCTTCTCTGTTATTAAAACCTATTTGATTTTGTGGCATGTTATCTCCTGATAAAGCTATTTATCGAGATAAGAGAATATCAAATTTTTCTGATATGGTATCGAAATCGAAATTTTTACAATTTTTTTCTAGTGAAGAATTATAATAATGCTCTCTCAGGACGAATTCTAATAACGATTGGCTAGATACACATCTGGGATGGGTTGTCCAGTTACACACAGCGGTATACCCAGACAGTTTGTTAATATCTTCATTCACATGAGTTAAATACAAATTGTAGTTATGATCCACGATGTCTTGTAAGTTCTGCTGGGACGCATTGATAAATTTGTCAAAACAGTTTTTAAATAATATCTGCGCATTTTTATAGTTTGAAATATTGCATTGGTCTTGTTCATCCAAACCCAATGAACACAATGAAAAATAATCTGGAGATCTATATCCTAAATCAAGCAAATGTTGTGCTAGCCTGGGTTGGCCATAAAGCATTATGGGATGTTTTATAGAAATTGGACGCCAAGTTTTTTCTGTAACCCATGTACCAGCATAATCTTGATCAGTTGTTTCACGAACAATACTGAATAAAGTATTTTGATATTCTGTAATACTGAAAGGATATCCAGTGTAATGAAACGTAAAAACTCTGTCAGGATTGTTATTGTTCAAAATATCAGTATAATTTACATCAGGCAAAATGTTTAAATATGGTTCTATGTCATTGAAACTATACAGTGGGGTGTCATTCCAGTTATGACGATGCCTGGATGTATTGGTAAAATTTAATTTGTACTTATCGTTGTCTTCAAGCGCAAGACTCCAATTTCCCAGATTGCTGTCGAACATTTGAGAGTCTTTGAGCAGACAAAATAAAATATAACTAGATCTTTTGTTAAACTTTCCAAACTTACATAAAAACTTTTTAGTATTCGAGATATGATTCAGAGGTTTATACTCGTAATCCAAATTATAATTATTTTGAAAATAAGAGTACAGTCTAAATGTATCTATGATTATGTGTGTTATGTGGGGCAGATCAAGAGGTTTAACAGCAGTATTAGTTAAAAATATACTTTCTTTACTTAAATTTTTATATGTGTCTTGAAGTTTTTCGATCACTGGCATTATAATGTATGTGATATGATCCTTGGCTGTCACATGAAAAGGCTCAACAAGAACATATGCACAAATTTGATCTGCCTGTAAAAGAGCATCATGATGATCTTCGACTACCTGATTAAATAAAGATTGGATGGCGTTAATGGATGGTACGTGGTATTGGTAGAAAAGATTTATTGGTGCTAACATTTAAAATGCCTTGATAATCACACAATGCTCATTGATTCTGCCGTTTATAGTAGTATCAGTTGTGGTAAGTTCCTTGTAAAGTTTAGCAAACTTAGTACGGGCTAACTTGTCAGCGCCCTTGAGTATATCTGGCTTACGAATTGTGCGTTGCGTACTTTTAACTGTGTCAAATCCGGTAATAGTTGTGCCTTTGACACTCAGTGGTCCTGTCATATCGTCTGATATGATATGCATTAATTTTCGATTTTTGGTGTTATACACATATAATTCAGAAGCACCAAGTATGCCCAAGGGACTGATACTTGCTAATCCAATCGCAGGATCAGACTCTTTGTATTTAAGTTTAGCTACTAGCTTATCCTGACTGGGTGCTTTCTTGGCACGGGTCTTGCGAGTGGCTTTGCCAGTATTGATTACTGTGTTTGTAGCTGTCATGATAAGTTCATAAAACTTTAGTAAGTTTTTACGGTCCTGTGCCCTGCCAGTGAACTGACTATATGCTTCCTTGATGTCCTCATCTTCCCAGGCCACTAACTCCTGTGCTTCACGATACATTGCTTCATACATCTGCTGAATAATTTTAGCATGAGCAGGTTTAATAGCAGGCTGATAACTCATCATATCCTTGTAAGGGTCAAACTTTTTAAGGTCAAATTCTCCATCACGCCAGTCGTCTAAATAGCCTTCCCATTGTCCACACAGATCTGATACCTGCTGTCGCATACGATCCTGAATGCTAACAACTTTGCCTTCGGGTTTGGCTTCCTCTACAACTTCTTCCACATGTGGATGTAACTCAAGTAACTTGTCGATGCCCTGTGTAATAGCCTCAGTATGCTCGTCTGATAGCTCGGCGCCTTTGTTGTTGATGTAGGCATACTTGCCAAACACCATAAATCCATAGTCAGGTACTCGCTTGAGTTCCTTGGCCTTGTCACGATCAATGGTAGCTGCAAACTTCAAGAACTCTGCTTTAAGTGTCTTTTTAGGCACTTCATAGTGAGCATACCACAGGGCTTCGTCCATGAGTCGGTCATAGTCACGTTTAATGCCACCGATACTCACAGGCTTCATGCCTGACTTAATAATTTTATAGTCAGGTACTTTAATGCCTGTGGCTGAGAAGTTTGCTTTTGCCTTTGCCATATTACTGCTCCTTGAGCGCAGATGCTATTTGTTGAATATCCTGGAATACATTTTTGTATCTGGATTTATCTACCGTTACCTCAAGCATCACGCTTGATTTGTCGATGACCACATAGCTTGGTCGTCTCTCATATATATCTACCTGAGATTCACCGTCGTCTGTGTGCGTTAATACTATGAATGCCATGTTTGTTCTCCAATGTTTATATACGATAACATGGGTATCAGGATCTGTCAAGCGATAAATAAATCTACTATGAAGATGATCGAGTTAGATGAGAGTTTAAGTAGGGAGAAAATTACAGAACGACCGAAGTTCCGGTCGAATCGCAAGAATCGTGGTAAGAAGTTCAAGAAGGATAAATACCCGAGCGAAAAGAAATAAAGGTGTAGTTCACGGGCGGCAACCCCAACTACTCTAATACTATAAGGGAGTATCAGCAATGAGTATTTACCTCGTCTACAAAACAACAAATCTATCTAACGGCAAGTATTACATAGGCAAGCATAAATGTCAATCACTGGATGACGGATATCTGGGATCAGGCACTCTGCTAAAGGCCGCAATAGCCAAGTATGGCAGAGAAAACTTCGAGCGGAAAGTATTAGCGACCTTCCCAACAGAACAAGAATCCTACGATTATGAGAAGACTATCGTTACAGAAGCGGTAGTTGACGATCAACTATGCTACAATCTCAGAGAAGGTGGAGAGGGAGGCTACTCACAGAAACTGCCGCCAGGTGCTCACGATGGTGAGAATAATCCTATGTGGGGCAGAAGTCACAGTGAGGAGACTAAACAGAAGATCAGAGAGAAAGCAACGGGGCGCCCAAAGAGCGCAGAGACTCTCAAGAAGTTAGGTGATGCTTCACGAGGGCATATCAAGTCTGACGCAGAACGTGCCAAGCGCAGAGCAAGTCTTACCAAATATCATAACAACCGCACACCTGAGCATCAGGCATCTCTAAAGCAGGTGCTCACTGAGCGCAATAAGCGGCCCAAGAAGTGGTACAATAACGGTGTTGAGGAGCGTCTTATCGTTGACAATCTTCATGAGATACCAGCCGGATGGGCCAGGGGAAGGGCTCCCAGATAGGATAAATAGTGGCATATAAGGAGATCAAGTGCCACGTATATCGTTAGGACAGAAACATAAATCACATGATTATGACTTCATAGACAGAATAGTCTCGGAGAATGTCTTCGCTGGCGGCACCATAGTCTATATACATAAGTACATGGGTGTGAATGAGACACCTTATGAAGGTGATCCTTCCAATCCCAGTAGTGCTGTAGATCCTACTGAAGTATTCATACAAGACTTATTATTCCTTGAGAACAGAGATCGCAGATACTCCAAGGACATATATGAGATGAGGGGTGCCTATGCGTTAGCAGATAACGACAGTTTCGACCTCACTCAGTTCGGTGCCTTCTTGGCTAACGATACTATGTTCATGAACTTCCATATCGAGTCAATGGTAAGCACCTTGGGACGTAAGTTGATGCCTGGTGATGTGATCGAAATCATTCACTTGCGTGATGACCTTCTCCTGGGCAAGGACGATGCAGTAAACAGATTTATGGTAGTCAAAGAAGGCACACGCCCAGCAGAGGGCTACGATCCTCGTTGGTGGCCACACTTGTGGAGAGTTAAGTTAGGCACTATCACAGACTCGCAAGAGTACCGTGACATACTTGGTGATGGCACAGAGGCAGAGGATCTGCGTAATCTGATCAGCACATACCAAACAGAGCTTCGTGCGCAGGATCGTGTCATGGAGCAGGCAGAAGTAGATGTACCTCACATGCCACATACCCGTGAGCGCAGACATTTGTTTGTGGATCCCAACTTGCCTACACCACCCAGCATTGCTTTGGAAGGTGACGGTGGAGATGATATATTATTTGGAGGCACCATTGTGGGCAGTGGCGATCAGTTTCCTCAGACAGGAGTGGCAGACGGTGACTACTATCTGCGCACAGACTTCATACCAGACAGATTGTTTCAGAAGTCAGGCAGTCGTTGGGTTAGAATGGAGGACGAGACTCGTCAGAAGTGGACCAGCGCCAACAGAGTGCTTAAAAACTTTATCAATAACGATAACATAAGACATAACAGTGACGAGACCATGGAGCCTGAAAAAACTAACATGAGCAAAGTTGTGATGCCCAGAAACGACACTAAACCCAGAAACAGGCCCTTAGGCTACAACCCAGAACCCAAGGACAAACCATAATGGACAGACAATCAGTATACGAGCAACTAAAAATCGACGAAGGAGTTGTTTATGAAATTTATAAAGACCATCTGGGCTACCCGACTTTCGGAGTTGGCCACCTGGTCCTGGAATCAGATACAGAGCATGGAGCAGAGGTGGGAACACCAGTATCAGATGACCGAGTTAGAGAATGCTTTGAACGTGACCTTGACACCTCAATTAGTGAGTGTGTTGCGTTATACGGAGAACAGTTTAATGAATGGCCAGGAGAAGTACAAGAAATCCTAGTTAACATGATGTTCAACATGGGCAGAACACGTTTAGGCAAGTTTAAAAACTTTCGCAAGGCACTAGAGGCACAGGATTGGAAACAAGCAGGAATAGAAGGCAAGGACAGCCTGTGGTACAGACAAGTAACAAACAGAGCAGACAGACTAATGGAGCGATTAAGCAATGTCGGACAAGATTCGAGTAAAGGAAGTACCTGAAAAGCCCACAGAGCGTTCATATACCTTGGACGAATACTCAGGCAGATTAGTAATATATTTAGATGGGCATTGGCAGTTTGCCGAAGATGTCACTAGGCGTGAATATGCTGAAGGTATAGTAGAGCATTTTAAGAAAGTATCAGCAATGACGTAGCACAGGAAAAATTATGGCAGGAAAATATAACAGCATAGACGGTAAATCAGAGAATCTAGACTGGTGGTATGATCAACAGATACGCCGCTATTTAATTCAGCTGATCAGAATCTTTAGTCACTTTCGTGTCAGAGAGTACACTGACAAAGGAGTGAACTATAACCGTGTGCCCTGTCGTTATGCTGATGCCAGCAGAATGGTTACTCACATCATGAGAAACAATTCAGAGAACATCATAAACTCTTGTCCCTTTATCAGTGTTGGTATACAATCGCTCAAGTACGAGCAAAGCAGAACCCAAGAACCTTTCAACGTTGATACCATACAAGTAGCAGAACGTGCGTTTGACAGACAAAATAATGTATATGAAGATGGGCCTGGCAACCTATATACCGTTAATCGTTATATGCCAGTGCCATACAATTTGACTATACAGGTAGATATTTGGTCGCCCAACACTGACACCAAGTTACAGATCATGGAACAGCTCATGGTTATCTTTAACCCTAGCATACAAATACAAAACACCAACAATCCCTTGGATTGGAGTAGCATCTTTGAAGTAACACTCACAGATGTAAACTGGAGTAATCGAAGTATTCCACAGGGGGTGGACGAAATTATTGACATTGCTACCATGTCATTTGAAGTGCCTATCTGGATAAATCCACCAGCACAAGTCAAGCGTCAGCAGATTATTCAGACCATTGTTACCAATGTATTCTCAGATACTGACATAGATGATTATGGATTCGATAGTCAGTTTTATGACTTCTTTAGATCAGTACCTGAGGATCCAGAGCAACTTATTATTACTCCCAATGATTATCGTGTAAAAATAGAAGCATCAGAAGCACAGTTATTGAACATGGACTACACCCCTGCCATATGGTCTGACTTGTTGGAAATACAGGGAGGTTTATTAACTGACAGTAGTTTATTAAAAGTAAACACTAGTAATAATATTGACGACGAACTTGCTATGATTGTGGGAGATGTCAAGGCGCATCCATTTGATCCCAGTAAACTTATATGGAACATAGCTGCTGATACGCTACCGCCCAATACTATCACAAACATAAACAGAATTATAAATCCTAACGATGCTGCACCAGGCGATGGGTTGCCACAAATACAAACAGGCCAACGTTACTTAATAACTGCTGATGCTCCAGCTGGTGACAACTACTGGGGTAATGCAAATGTCATAGCCAGTGCAAATGATATCATAGAAGTAGATATTAAAGGCAAATGGTTTGTGGCATTCGACAGTTCTGAATCTCCCAACAATGCAGTAGTAACTAATAACTATACTAACAAGCAATTAAAATGGGATAGCGAAAAATGGTACAGTGCAATAGAGGGTGTTTATAATGGAGGCTGGTGGAGACTCTACCCTTAATACCATAATGGCTGCTGGTGTATTATTTCTAGCTCGCGACACTGGCAGATGTTTGCTACAACTTCGCAATTCAGACAAACGTTTTAAACACACCTGGGGGTTCTGGGGCGGCACCATGGAAAAGGGCGAGACCCCTTTTGAATGTATTCAGCGTGAACTCAAAGAAGAGATAGGTTTTGTACCTGATCTACAAAAACTTAACCCCATAGATATCTTCCAGAGTCGCAACAAACATTTCTACTATTATAGTTTTGTATATGTAACTGAAACAGAATTTATGCCTAAACTAAATTCTGAAAGCGCTGGATATGCATGGGTTGACATCGGGGTATGGCCCAAGCCATTACACCAGGGAACATATGTCACACTGAATAAAAATGGTGGCGCAGATAAATTAGAACGCATATTGCAAATTGCTAGGGCCTGAGTTTTTTATTCTTTTTGATGGCGCTACTTAACACACTCATATCTACACCACACTTTTTAGCATAGTAAATCAGTGCTGCGGTGTCTTTGGGGAAACAATGTCCTCCAAATCCTGGTAGGTTGTCTGGTCCGGGTATTTGCAAATGGCTGTTGCCTATTCTGTGGTCTCTGGTAAGCATATCTACAAAATTTTCCCAGGATTCCTGAGATTTACTTGCGGAATGCAATTCTTTGAGTTCGTTAAAAAACACTACCTTGGTTGCTAGCCAACTATTAATAGTATATTTTAGTAGACTAGCAGTTGTGATATCAGTTTTAAATGTAGGCACAATACGCACATTGCTGTGTTTAAGATATATACGCTCCACCTCCTCACAATCTGGCCAATTGCCTCCCAGAATCTGCATACTAGGATTTAAAAAATCTTGGTTAGAATTTGCTTCTGTCAGGAACTCTGGATTATATACAATGCGCAGCTCATTAAATTTGTCCTGGATTTTTGTGAGATGGTTCGGGGTAATGGTACTTTTAATTACTATAATTCCAGTGTAATTAAATTTATTTAATTCAAATATTATGTCTTTTACTATGCTAACATCCACATCTCCCCAGGCTATTTCAGGGGTGGGCACACATACAAAAACTATATCGGGTTTAAAATTATTGATAAGTGCGTCGATAGTTACATTGGTTAAAGCAGGATCTACGATTAACTTTTTAACATCCTTGCTAAAACCATTGGCTACCGCACTGCCCACGAAGCCGTGCCCTATGATACCTATTTTTACTGTCATAGTATTACTTACTTGTTTTTCTGTCCACGCCGTCCCAATCTGGTCCAGGCTTGGATTGTGTTAGTCTGTGTTCATACAAATCTGCCAGTGTTTGGTTGTACTTTCTAAGTTGTGTGAGATTTTTGCTTGCCTCAGTCCAGCTACGATTCTGATAAGATTTGGTAACACTGTTAATTGCTAAACTATAT